GCGGGATTGCGGCGCTGCACGACTTCCTGCTCAAGCGCGACCTCACTGGTTTCTACCCGCACACGCGGCCGCCCATGACCGAAGCCAAGCGCGATCTCATCTCGCTGGGGCTCGACAGTGCCGAGCGGTTCATTGATGAATGGAAGGGTGGCGATACCGCCTACCCGTTTGGGCCATGCGCATCGATGAGCCTCTTCAAGGCCTACCTCACCTGGTGCCGCGCCAATGGGGTCGCCAGGCCGAGGGAGTCGAGCCAGTTTATCGGCCGCGTCGCCAAGCTTGCGGGCTGGGCAAACAGTGTGCGCACGATCTACCACAACGCCCACTACCAGGGAAGGGCGGACAACCGGGTGCGCATGGTAGTCCCGGCAGACGCCGCGCTCGAGGAAGCCAAGCGATGCCGACCCGTGGATAGCAGCAAAAACCTCACGCAGTGGCTAACCGACGGTTTTTTCGAGTTCGAGCTCGCGCTGGATGCCGCGCCATGACTTCACACCCTTCACACCCTACTTCACACCCTACTTCACACCCAAGAACCGTATGGATATTGGCTCTTCACAGGGTTCACAGGGTTTCACACACGTACACGCGGAACATCTTCACATGCACACACGGGGATGATGCGGGCATATCAAAAAATAATTCCCGCGCGTATATACGCACTAAACCCTGTGAACCCTGTGAAGAACGAGTGTTCATGCGGTTCTTGGGTGTGAAGAACCCTGTGAAGAACCCTGTGAAGGGTGTGAAGTCATCATCTGGCGCGGGATTTTCGGCATGAATACCCCCGCCGCGCTCAACCAGAAAGAGTTCGCCAAGCTCAACGGCTGGGACAAGAGCTACGTCACACGGCTCAAGCAAGCCGGGCGCATCGTGCTCAATGAATCCGGCATGGTCGACGTTGCCGCCTCCATGGCCCGCCTGCGCGCTACCGAAAGCAATCTCAAACCCGCCGTGTCGGACCACTTCCAGCACCGCCGGGAAAGCAGAGACGCCACCGGAAATGCCTCCAGCGCTCGCCAGACGGCCCCAGGCGAAGAAAACGACGACGGTCCTGGCATTTCCATCAACAGCCACAACGCCGGGCGCATGAAGCTCGTTTATGAAGCCCTGGCCAAGCAGCGCGAACACGCTGAGGCCTGTGGGCAGCTCGTGAGGGCCGATGCCGTAGGAGCTGCATTGGCCAATGCCGTCACCATCTTCCGCTCGCGCATGGACGCCATGCCCGACCTGCTCACCGCTGCCGTCATGGTCGAGCGCGATGAAGCCCGAGTGCGCGCCGTGCTCACCGACTTCAAGGACCAGGCGCTGCACGAGCTGCAAGATGCCTTCTCCAGCGTCGGCAAACGGATCGGCCATGTTTGACGAACGCACCGAAGTCCTGCTCGGGGATGCCGCATCCGTCGTGAGCGCCACCATCGCGCGTGCCGTCGCTCCACGCAAGCCCATGAGCGTCAGCCAATGGGCCGATGCCGAGCGCCGCCTATCGAGCAAGGGCAGCGCGGAACCTGGCCGCTGGCGCACGGAACGCAATCCGCCATTGCGTGAGCCCATGGATTGCATGAGCGCGCGCAGCAGCGTGCACGAAGTCGTGCTCGTGTTTCCCATCCAGTTCGGCAAGACCGAGATCGCCATCAACGTCGTGGGATACAGCATCGACCGCAACCCGGGCCCCATCATGGTCGCGCTGCCTGGTGAGGTAAGCCGAGACAAATGGGTCGCACAGAAACTCACGCCCATGATCGAGGAAACCCGTGTCGTGCGTGAAGCGCTCACCAGCACCGCCAGCCGAGACGGCGCCAACCGCCGAGAATTCAAGGACTTCGCCGGCGGCCAGCTCTACCTGGAACATGCCGGCAGCCCCTCGCGCCTCAAGAGCACCAGCGTGCGAACCCTCATCGTCGACGAGCTCGACGAATTCGCTGCCAACCTCGCCGGCGGCGATGATCCCGTCGAGATGCTCGACGGCCGCACCTCAGCATTCCCGAACACCTACAAGCAGCTCTACATCTCCACACCGCAGATCAAAGGCCTCAGCCGCATCGACGCCCTGTGGGAGAAAAGCGACCAGCGCCGGTGGCATGTGCCGTGCGTGCATTGCGGCCACTTTCAGCACCTGCAATGGAGTGGCCTGCGCTGGAGTCAGGGCGGCAGCAATGTGCGCTATGTGTGCAACGACTGCGGCGCCGAGATAGAAGAGCACCACAAAACCACCATGATCGCCGCCGGCCGCTGGGTGCCCGAGAACCCCGAATCGAAGATTCGCGGATACCACATCAACTGCCTCTACTACCAGATCGGCCTCGGGCCGCGCTGGGCCGATCTCGTCGCCACCTGGCTCGACGTGCAGGAAGACCCCGCCAAGCTCAAGACCTTCGTGAACGACCGCCTGGCCGAACCGTGGGAAGACCGCAGCCTGCGCGCCGTCAAGCACAACCTCATCGCCGACCGCTCCGAGCCCTACAAGCTGCGCACGTTGCCCGAGGCAGCCCTTGCTGTCACCGTCGGCATCGATACGCAGGACAACCGCCTGGCCGTGCACATCATCGGCTGGGGCATCGGGCTCACCAGCTGGGTGGCCGATTATGTCGAGCTTCCCGGAGATCCGGCCGACGACACCGTCTGGCGCTCGCTCGAAACCCTGCTCGCAAAACCCATCGAGCGAGAAGACGGCGCGCTGCTGCGCATCGAGGCCGGCTGCATCGATGCTGGCGGGCACCGAACAGAAGCCGTCAAGGCCTGGGTGCGCAGCCAGAAAATCGTGCGCCGCATGCTCGTCATCTTCGGCGCCGTGCCCAACAACGCGCCCGTGCTCAGCAAGGGCAAGCTGCAGGATATCAACTGGCGCGGCCAACTCGACAAGCGCGGCGTCAACATCCACCACGTCGGAACCGTTGGGATCAAGCACCTGCTGTATTCGCGCCTCTCGGCCGATGCCGACAAGCCCACCGAATCGCGCCTGGTGCACTTCTCTTCGGAACTCGATCGCAGCTACTTTGAAGGCCTCATCTCCGAAACCTACAACCCGGGCAAGAACAGGTTCGAAAAAAAGCGCGGCATCCGCAATGAGCCGCTCGATACCTGGGTCTATGCCTACGCCGCCACCCATCACCCCGAGCTGCGGCTGCACCGGGCCAGCAAGGCGGACTGGGCGCGCCTGGCGGCTCTTCACGTCAAGCGCAAAGAAGAGCCCGCAGCGGTACCGGAACCCGAAACCATCAAACCGCAACCCCAGAAGTCGGCAGCACCCCGCCGAGACGGGGCCTTCATCACGGGCTGGAAATGAAAGGAAGGCAATGACACGAGAACGCCATAAGCTCGATCTGGTATGCGAACGCGCCGCCCACCATCCCCAGCTCGAGGCCGCCGTCATGGGGGCCGTGCGCCAGGTGCTGCCAAGCGTCATCAAGGACGTGCTGCGCGAGATCTACCCCGGTGAGCAGATCGGCATCAAGCTCAGCATCCCGAAAACCAACCCCGTGGCCAAGGCCGCCTGCGTCGCGCGCATCCTGCAGCTCAAGGACGAAGGCAAGAGCCACTCCGAGATCAGCAAGATCGTCAAGGTGAGCAAGTCCACCGTGTTCAACGTCGTCGCCCGGCGTCGGTCAAGTTTGGTGGGCTGAAGTTGACCGATCATCCCGGCACATTGAGCGTGCATTACACCGAAACCCAGCTCAAGGATTCCATGCGCGCAATCGCTCGCACGCTGATGATCATCATCCTGCTCGTGTGGGCGCTGTTCGCCTTGCTCGCCTGGGGCACTGTGCGTGCGCAGAACATGCCGTGGCCGGCTGGAGCGGTGAATCCCGGCGTCACAGCATCCAACATTGCCAGCACCATCTGCAAAAGCGGCTGGACGGACACCATTCGCCCGAGCACCAGCATCACCAACCGCATCAAGGCGCACATGATGCAGGCCTATGCGCTACCAGGCAGCATGGGCGAATACGAGCTCGACCACATCATCAGCCTGCAGCTCGGCGGGCACCCCTACGACCGCAACAACCTCGTCATGCAGCCCTACGCGGGCGCGTGCGGTGCGCGCGTCAAGGACAACCTCGAAACCCATCTCAAGCACCTGGTCTGCAGCGGCGCTGTGCCGCTCGTGCAGGCGCAAATGGAAATCCGCACCGATTGGGTCGCGAGCTACAACGCCCACCTCGGGCCACTCACCTGCACACCGTAAGGAACCCTCATGGCCAACAACCTGAAATATTCCGCCGTTCTGAAGAACGCGCAGCAGGCAGCGATCACCACGACGCTCGGCGCGTCGGCACTGCTGCAGATCTACAGCGGCACGCAAGCCACCAACCCGGACACCGCCATCGGCGCCCAGGTGCTGCTGGCCACTCTCACCTGCAATGCGACCTTCGCGCCCGCTCCTTCGGGCGGTGTGCTGACGCTGAACTCGATCACCAACGGTACCGGCACGGCTGGAGCAGCTGGCGGAACGAATGCGACCTGGTTCCGCCTCACTACCTCGGGCGCGACTGCGCACATTGACGGCACCATCGGAACCACGGCGGCGGACCTGAACCTAAACAACACGTCGATCGCTACCGGCCAGACCGTCAGCGTGACGAGCTTCACCATCACCAACGCGCAGTAAGCTCCGGGCGCCAGGCAATGACTAACTTCGTTACCAATGCCGGCTCAGGCGGCAGCACGTTCGCCTCTGACACGATCAGCACAGTTGAATACCCGCTTGCCAAGAGCGCATGGGGCGCTGCTGGCGCAGTGAATCAGACTTCGGTCGCATCGCCTTTGCCTGTGCAGACAATCACCGCAGCAGCGGTGAACACGACAGGCGCGATCACGACAGCGGCAACGACTGTTGGCCCTGTCACGATGGGGTCATACGTTAGCGTAACGGTAGTCGTGTCGGGAACGTATGCGGGTGTGAACTTCGGTTTCTGGGCATCGAACGACAACACGGTTTACTGGCCTGTCAACGCAGTACGTGCCGACACGAGCCTTGCGGAAACAACAACAGGTGTTCTGACGGCCAACCAGACTCGCGCATGGGATGTTGACATGGGCGGAGCGGCCTTCTTCAAGGTCATCAGTACCGCATTTACTTCAGGTTCTGCTGCAATCAGTATTTTGCAGGCTTATGAAGAGGGCGCGCCATCTGTGGCGGCAATTGCGCAAGGGCCTGCGGCTGCGGGCACTGCGATTGCTGGTAATCCTGTGCTGATGGGCGGATCAGACGCGACGAACGTGCGTGCGCTGCTGCTGGACACGACAGGCCGTCAGCTTGTCACGCTGTCCACTGCGACGGCAGCAATGACAATGAAGGCGGCGAGTACTGCTGCTGCGGCAGCAGATACTGCTGTTGTGGTTGCACTGTCTCCTAACAATTCAGTCGCAAGTAACCTTGCAGTGACAGTGACAGCAGCCGCAAATACCGCTGCAACGCTCACCATTCCTGCTGCTGGCGCTGGCCTGTTCCACTACATTGACAGACTTGAGATTGTGCGCACGGCAACGGCTGCTCTCGCGGGGACGGCAACACTTGTTGTCACTACTACCAATCTCCCCGGCACGTTGGCGTGGTCGTTCGGTAACGCAATGGCCGCAGGCGGTACGCAACTTGACTTGCAAGCATCCTTCATTGTTCCGCTGAAGTCATCTGCGGCCAATACAGCAACGACGATTGTTATGCCTGCGCCCGGAGCTGCGGTGCTTTGGCGAGCCAACGTTTTCTATCACACAGGCATCTAAAAACTGAGGCC